AGCAGAATCGGGAGATCCGACGTCATTCCCTTTAAATAATAATAACTCTGTATTTTCTGTTGACGAATAATTTCGTGATTCTATAACAGAATGATTATGTCCTGTATCGCCTGCTGCACCACCACCTAAAAATATTCTAGAACTTCCCGAATCAGGTCCTATGTATAATTCACTTCCAGTAATATTTAGATTCCCTGTGCTACTAAAAGTTGCAATAGTAGCATCAGCACCATTCCTAAATTCAATAGGAGTAGTTCCATGTCCTCTTATATATGTTCTTTCAGCATTATTAAAATATAATCTTGCATTTCCATCACTATCACTATGCCATATATCTTTTTTAAATCTAATAGAACCTGAATTTGTGAATTCCAGCGGTGTATTAACACCTCCAGAAACACTATTTTGTGTTCTAAACTTCCATCCGACTTGTCCGCCTGTTAAACTCGGCCAAATTGTTAAAGCATATTTATCGGGGTTACTACCTGTATCATCAGCATCTAAATGAAATCCTGATGCGATATTATCAGCAATAGTTTTAATATGACATTTATAAGATGGATTGGTAATACCAATACCTACATTACCATTTCCTAAAATAGTAAGTCTATCTGTAGAATTTGTATTTAAAAAAATACTAGCATCTCCTTTTGATTTTATATTAATAGGTTGTGCGGCGTTTGTATCAGAAGCACCTAATGCTATTATACTATCATATGTTATACCGATACCCTGCGAATCGTTGGGATGTTTAAAAATTGCCACTAAATTATTTGCAGAATTTGTAGAACCTGCACAATAAACTTGTAATTTAATTTCGCCTTCATTTTGAGCGATACCTCCAACTTTTAATATTCTACTAATATTAGTATTTCCTAGGATGTCTAATTTTTGCGAAGGATTATTTGTGCCAATGCCTACATTACCATCACTCGCTATACACATTCTAATGTCAGAATGCATGCTTATATTTGTGGTATTCGCATTATTATTAGTTAAAAAAACTAGAGAACCTCTTTCGTGTGAATTAATATTATAATTAGAATAACCAATACCACATTTAGAAAATGATAAACTATAATCTATATTAGAATTAAAAGTTATAAAGCCATCTTTTAAATTAACAATACTGTTCATTTAATATTTACATACAATATTATTATAATATAATATACATATTACATACAGAAAAAGAAGTATTTTATAATTTTTCACTTTCATCAACTTTAATTACTTGTTGTGTTATCTCATTTATTAATGAAATATTTTCAAGGTCATACTTTTTATTTACGTCAAATAATTCAATTCCTCTAGAAATTTGATTTAATCTATTGTCGGTATCTTTAGAAATAAATAAATTATAAGTTAATAGGTTTCTTAATTCGTTAGGTTTTGTTATTATATTTGAAATTTCAGTATTCATCTTATCGCTATTATAATTATAATAATTTCCGAAGGGATATGTTGTATATTTCATAATTTTTCCCATAAAATAAATAGGGAAATTGTCAAATATCTTATTCATATTAATTTCTATATTTTTAGAGTAATCATTTATAGAGTACTCTAACAATTTATCAATGTCTTTAACATTTTTATTTTTTTTATAAAACCATAAGCACGCATAAGACATATAAATATCCGCTAAAATATCTGCATATCTACCCGATATGTATTCTGCAGTTTTAATTTTTCCACCCATCAATAATGCGATATTTGCAGAAAAAGCGAAGTTTGCCACGTGTCTATTTAAATGAATTTCGCAATATTTATCTATATCTACACTATTTTTTCTGTAAAATTTAAGATATATTCCATAATACAGCGACTTTACTAAGTTGTTTAAAGTATGTTTAACAATTTTATTAAAATTATTATTAAAGTTTTCCTTATCATTTGTTTCTATATTATTAATAATATTTAATAGATGAGGATGCGACCTATTTAGACCTTGTCCAAAAATAATAAGAGAACGTGTAAGTGTATTTGAACCTTCAACTGTTATTGCTACAGGGGTTGCAACGTAACTTGATGCAAGAAAATTCATCGGTCCCTTACATATTCCAGCACCTCCTAAAATATCCATTCCATTGTTAACAGTTATACGTCCATATTCTGTAAATTTATATTTCATTATAGCGGATAACACAGGTGGTTTCTCTTTATTTATCAATATAGCGTTGAATAAATGCTGTGCTGCCAATAATTTATAATTAATTCCTGCAATTATCGCTAATTTCTCTTTCACTCCTTCCATTTCGGCGATAGATATATTGAATTGTTTTCTAATACGAGCATATCCTCCTACACCAAAAGAACATAATTTTGCAGTTGCTAGAGACATTGCTGGTAAAGAAATACCTCTTCCTTCTCCTAAGGACTCCATTAACATATTCCACCCAAAACCGCATTTTTCTTCTCCTCCAATTACACTTTCCATAGGTATGAAAATTTCTCTACCTCTTATAGTGCCATTCATAAAACCTATATTTAGAGGATTATGGCGATTGCCAATTTCTATATCACTAAATTTATCTTTCTCCAATATAGCAACAGTTATTCCTTCTTTTCCAGTCGTTAATAGTTTATTAGGGTCTAGTAGTTTAAAAGCTAATCCAATTACGCTTGCAACCGGTGCTAATGTAATATATCTTTTTGAAAAGGTCACACGCATTCCCAAAATACCATTTTCTACAACTACAATACCTCTGTCTAACATAGACGCAGCATCGGAACCTGAATTTTCTGTTGTTAGTCCAAAGCAGGGTACATAAGTTCCCGATGCTAATTTAGGTAAAAAATATTTTTTTTGTTCATCTGTACCATATTGATGTAATAGTTCACCAGGACCTAGAGAATTTGGAACCATTACACTAACAGCAGTTGCAATATTTCTACTTGCTATTTTTTCAACAATTAGAGAATGTGCGTGGGGACTAAATTCTAACCCTTCGTATTTTTTAGGTATTACTAGTCCCATAAATTTATTATTTTTTATATAATCCCATACATCTTTTGATAAATCTTGGTTCTTTTCTATTTTATCATTATCTATCATTTCACATAATTCGTTAGTTTCTTTATTTAAAAATGCATTCTCTTGATCTTTTAATTTTGCATCATATTTTTTAACTAATTTGTTTATATCTAAATATCCAGAAAAAATATCGCCATCTATAGAAACCGAACCAGAGTTCAATGCTGCTTTTTCTGTAGCAGAAATTTTAGGTAATATCCTCTTTATTATCCTAAAGGCGTATCCTGATACAATCTTACTCATATGTATGACTTTATTTAAAGTATTTATTTTTATATATTAATATTTATTAGATTTATGCTAATTTAATTATTTTTGAGTACATAATTGAAAAATATTTAGAAATTTTTCAAAGTTTATAAAATTTTTAGAAAAAATAAATTATGTACTCAAAAAAATATAATACAAATTTAAAATTATAATAATATATATTTACATATTTGCGATGACAGCGGTATTATTTTATCAAAATACCTTATCATTCTAAGTTTTTAGATATAAATTGTTTCTTCAAAAAACTTATATTCGATCTGTGAAAATAGACAATAATACTCATATTATAAATGAGTAATGAGATAGAAAAAATAGATACTTGATTATATTCATAAAAATTATATATATTATAGTATATTATAGTTTTTTATCAATTATCCTAATATATACAGGGTCTTGTTAATAATATTACTAGATTTACTTGTTTTAGATTTTGTAACTCAACTGCTTGCTTTTGATAATGGAGTGTAATATTTACTATTTTTACTAGATTTACTTTTACTACTATAACTCATAATTCTTATAATATAACAATATAATTATAAATAATTTTATTTTTATTTTTATAGAAAGATATAATGGTAAATAAAGTAAATTATAAAAAAATAAAAATGTTAATTATAAATGGTAAAAAGAGAAGTATATATATGAAAGAAAATGGCAGACGCGAATATGTAAAGAGCAAAGGAAAATTTGTATTATTATCCGCTCATCTTAAAAAAGTTGCAAATATTGTTGCTAAAAAATTACTTAAATCAAAAAAAACTAAAAAGATAAGAGGTGGAAATAACGACAATACTTCTTCTTCTAAGAATATAATTATCATTAAACATCCCAATGGTAAAACAGAAAAAGGCGGTGATGAATTATTTGATAATTTAACAGAAGGTGATGAAATAACAGTTCTACGTAAAGACGGAACAGTGATGAAAGCGAAATATATTAATACCAATGTGGTAGTAGATAAAAAATTAGGGAAGGATGGTTTTGTACATGTGTTAGAAAATGCAAGTAAAGGTAAAGGAGACCGCCCTGATTATAGAGGATTACAATTTGCTAAAGCTAGAGAACATAATAAAGTTACAACACGAGTTAAAAATTTTTTTAGAGAATTATTTAAAAAAGAAAAAAAAAGAAAGGGACCTATGGATGAGATATTAAATGGACTACTATTATCAGGTAAATTATTTCGAACAGAAAAGGGAAGCAGAAGTTCAAGTAGAAGCTCAAGTAGAAGAACAGGTAGAAGTTCAAGTAGTTAAATATTATCCAATTTTATTTTATTTTATTGTTTATTATATAGAATTGTATAATAAAAATTAATGAGTTATAAGAAAGTTAAAACTGTACTTGTATATGGAAAAAAAAAATGTATTTATATGAAACCAAAAGGTACTCGCGAATATGTAAAGAGCAAAGGAGAATATGTATTATTACCAGTATATGTTAAAAGAGTTGCAAAGATTGCGGCTAAAAAATTAATTAAAAATAAAAATGGTAAAAAGAAATTAAGAGGAGGTGAAAATAAAACTAAAACCGTATTATCGTTACAAGTAATGGATGTAAATAATAAAACGGTTTTAGATTTATGTGAAATAACTGATTCAAAAACAGAATTAGTTTTATTATCTGAGGAAAAAATTGATTACGCTAGAAAGTTAGAAAATAATTTTGTGGATATACGAATTCGAGTAAAAGATGAAGATATATATCTGGATGAAAAAGAAGATGTAATTATAATTAATGTGAGGAGTGACGAGAAGAATAAAGAATGTATTAAAATTTTTCCAAGAGGTTATTACCATAGAGCACAATGTAGAACCGACGAAGGAACAAATTATTATAAACGAGATAATGATGGTAAAATAGAAAAAATCTATAGTACAGAAATTGAAGAAGTTTTTAAATATGACGGAAATAAAGGGGGGTGGGGGGGTCCACACAGGTATTATTGTCATATATTTAAATTAAAAAAAGGCGAAACAATTTATAGTGAAAAAGATAGATGTGAATTACTAACAAAAGATGTAAAAGGTTCTATAACATTTAATATAGATGGTGTAAAAAAAATATTATTTAATTATAAACCACCTTTTGAAAAACTATATATTTATGATTCAACTGAATATAAAGAAATAGATGTACCAAATTATTTACAGGACAGAAATCTTCCCTACTTAGCAAGATATAATGTAAGAGATAATGTAGCTTCGAAAAATCCGTTTACTCATACACGTATGGTATTTAAAACACCTAAATCACATTCCAATAGAGTTACAGCAGATATTGTAGATAATCCCCAAGAAAGTAATAAATCAATGATCTCAAAATTTGTAGGTAAATTTAAAACTATGAGAACAGATTCTAGTACTCCTACTCATGCAACCAATGATCCTTATGAGAAGCATTATGACATAAATCGTGCTTTTCAAAATTCACTTAAACCAAAATCAACTGTTTCAAATTTTATAAAAAAAGCATTTTCTGGAAAAACTACACCTACAGGACATCGAGGTCCTTCATTATATGGTAGAAGTGGTGGATCAAGAAAATCATCATCTTTTAAAAAATAAATAAAGGAAAGAAAATTATTAATAAGCATATGTTCCCCAATGTCTACACCTAAATTTTGTATATATATATACTTTGCCTCCCAATTGTCTCCATCTATCGCAAAACCAATAGTCTTCTGATAAATATATTCCGTCCTTTAATTCTGTGTCAAAATAACGGAAAAATACAGTAGTTCCTCCCGTTTCTCCTACAGTGTATACATCATTTGGAAAACTTTCGCGCATTTTGTCTAATACAATTCTTTGAATTAATAATATCCCAGTACCAGTGTATCTTGTTTCTATAAAATCATCATTTAAATTAATTACAGGGTCATCTAATAATATTACTACAGAATTCTTAACAATTGCTTGAATATTTTCACATGTTAGTTCATTTTCATTATTTTCATTTACTAACTCTGTTATTTTTTCCCAATTTATACTTTTTTTCGGATAAACTCCTCCAACTAATGGTTTGTCATAATCTAGCATTTTTATAATATCTTCTGCTTCAAATTGAATATCTGCATCTAAATATAATAAATGCGTATAATTTGTTCTATTATAAAAAACGTGCGCTAATGTATTTCTTGCTCTAGGTATAAGACTTTCATTATAACAGAATTCATATTCTATTTTAATATTGTTTTCTTTACACAATCTTTCCAATTTTACTAAACCAGATACATAACCCACATATGCTAGACCTCCATAAGCAGGAGTTACTACTAATATAGATCTTTCTTTATTTGATGTCATAATATTCTTATTCTTATTATTCTTATTATTAGTATTGTTTAAGTATTATTCTGATAATATATAAGAATTTATTGCAATTAGTAATATGTATATGAACACTCATAATAAAAATATAGCTAATCAATATAATATAATATGCACATCTTTTGATAATTCTCGCTTTAGAATTTGGAATAATGTAAAAATTTTTTTGAGTGATAAAAAAGAAGGAGAAACACTACTAGATTGTGGTTGCGGAAATGGAAAAAATATGATATACGCAAAAACACTAGGATATAATTGTGAAGGCTGTGATATATCTGATAATCTTCTGTATTTATGTAATAATAAGGGGTTAAATGTTTTTTATCAGGATGTTTTGAATTTGAAAACAGAAAAAAAATATAAGAAGATTATATCTATTGCTGTACTTCATCACCTAGAAACGATTCATGAACAAATATATGCTATTAAAAATTTATGCAATTGTTTATGTGAAGATGGAAAATTACTTTTATCTTTTTGGTCTATGGAAAAAAGTTTTAATGAATTAAACATAAGTAAAAGTGACTGTCGCAATTTTGAACTAGGTCCAAATTATGTAGATTGGAAATTAAATAACAATATTATAAAAAGATACTATTATATTCATGATTACAATAGTATTACGGAGTTAGCAAAAAATATTGATATATCAGGAATTAATTATAAAATAACGTGGGAAGAACAGAATTGGTTCATTCTATTCAGTTACGACAAAAGCATATAAGAATTTACTACCTATAAACACTAGGGTATGCCCTCGCTCTCATAGCTCAGTCGGCAGAGCGCTTGGCTTTTAACCAAGTGGTCGCGGGTTCGAGCCCCGCTGAGGGTGTTATTTTTATATATTGAATATATATTTATATTCATTAATCCTTTTTCATACAATTAAAAAATGAGTACATAATTTATTTTTTTCTAAAATTTTATAAACTTTTTGAAATTTCTAAATATTTTTTAATTATGTACTCATTTTTATAATTTGTTCTAAAATCTAAACTATAGATAAAAAATTGATTGCCGACCTAAATCAATATATCATTCAAAGCGCGTTACTCTCAAGGTTACTTAAGGTTACTTAAGGTTACTTAAGGTTACTCTCAGTTACTCTCAGTTACTCTCAGTTACTCTCAGTTACTCTCAGTTACTCTCAGAATGGCGTCTATGGCGATGATTTTCAAGGAGCGTATCGCTAATATGCCCGATGATATTGAAGATAAGGAAATCGTCGTATATGCT